GCATGCGTACCATCGAAGAAGTCGGAGGCCTTGAGGTCAGGCGGGAAGGGGAGAGCATCACGGAGGAGGACGCCGAGGAGGTGGCGTTCCGCGGCGACATTATTCGGCGGGATCATGGGAAGAGAGGTTTGGAGGTGTGGGGGCGTGGATGCCCTGCGTCAAATGTTTTAACGGACGCGCAATAAGCGGTCGAGGTCGGTGCGTCGGTAATGCGGGACTGGGCGTGGCGTTTTGTAGACGCGGGTTTCGATGTCCATGCCGTCGACGCGGTACTGGATGCCGCGGACGGTGCGGCGCTGCTTGCGGGCGTACTGCGTAAGCGTGACCCAGCCGGCGGGAGCCTTGAAGCGGTTGAGCTCGATAGCGGCGTTATGCGCCGCGTCCCAGGTCTTAAACTTCTTCGACAGGCGGTAGGCTAGGTTTTTCTTCGTGATGAGTTTAACCTCCGCAAAGCCAGCCTTGACGATGCGTTCAAGGGGCGTGCGGATGCCGGCGAAGGTCTTCACGCCGATGAGGGGCAGTAGGTCTTTGGTTCTAATCCAGCCGGAGAGGTCGGCGGGTTGTGCACGCTCGACGTGCTTAGGCTTTGCTTTGACGACAGCCTTGATGAAGTCGGCGACGCGCATCAGATCAGGTCGTAAGCGGTCGAGCAGATAAACTTGCCCTGAAAGCGGTGGGCGGTCCAGACCTTGCAGTCGCCGCTCTTCTCGTCGATGACCCCATGGAGCCAGCCGTTGCACCACTTGGTCGTAGCTAGGCGCCTCAGGGCGTAGTCGGCCTTATTGATGTCCATCAGGCACATTCCTGAGACGCCGACGATGTTGGCCTCAAGGTGCTCAATCGTGCAGAGGGCAAAGTCGTGGGTGTGTCCGTGGATGACGACATCTCCTGGGCGGCCTAGGGTGCGGGCGGTCTCGCGAGTAGCCGTGACGCCAGTCTTGAAGCCGTGGGTGCCGGTGAGTTTGCCGACGCGGAAGCGGTTCACGTCCTTCGAGCTCTTGCCCTTGACCGAGTATCGATGGATCTCGCGGCAGTCGATAGCCTGGAGCGAGTCAGTGTAGGACTGCACGGCGCGGCGGGCGTTGTCTGCCCGGTCACCGTTACGCGAGAGCATCTGCTCCTCAGCGCGGATGTCGTGGTTGCCCTGCATGAAGATGGTCGGCTTAAGCACCTTGCGGATGAAGTGATTGCCAGCCTTGAGGTCGGCCTCGATGCCTTCCTCCTGGTCTTCGGTCGAGGCGCCTTTACGCCAAGCCCCAAAATCAAAGCAGTCTCCGAGGGCGATGCGCAGCGTAGGCTTCCAGCGGCCGATGTGAACGGCGAGGGCTTCTTCAGTCTCTTTGCAGACGTGATGCCCGTGATTGTCCCCGGCGGCTATCCAGCGGATGATACTCATTATTTTGTTAGGTGAGGGATGGGTAGGCCTAAGTCGTAAGCGGTCAGCATCTCGTCGCGGTGCCGGCGGGCGGTGTCGAGGTCTTTGCCTAGGTTGTGGAGGATATCGGTCTTGCGCCGGCGGATGCGCAGCCACCAGCAGTCGCCCAGTTTCTGAAGGTGGTGATTGGGGTTCTCGGCCTTGATGATTGGGTCGCGGCCGTCACGTCCTGCCCGGGTGTACTTCGGGCACGATAAGAGAAAGTCGATTCGCTCCTGGCTAAGACCTGCACGGCGAGCCCAGAGGATGCGTTCCTCGAGGGACAGTTCTTTCTCCATGATCAGAGTCGCCATGTCTTTGCGATGTAGCGCCCTTCTTGCATGATGGCATTTCGAGAGTTAGGGGCGAAGGTCAGTTCGAGGTCGAAGCAGTGGCGCTCGCGGATGTCGAGGATGCTGTCGAGCTCTTCGTTATTCGCGGGGCCGATGCCGGCGGTCGAGACGTAGACCGTGCGGACCTTCCAGCCGAGGTCGTGCAAAATTTCCTGACACACGACCAGCTCATTTCCATACCTCCAGTCGGAGCATATGACCGTCTCCGGCGCCTGTTCCCCTGGCGTCATCTGGATCGGGCAATAGTAGGCAAGGTTCTTCGCGAAGATGTCCTTATCGATTGACCGGGCAAGTCGACCAGCAGCTACCAAAAAATCCCGATGTTGTACCTTAAAGGGTTCGTTATGAAAGTCGCCCTCCAGATTGAGGCTCATGAGATAGTCGTTTGCCGCGTCTTTTAGGTGGTCTGCGAACGATTGCTTACGCGCTGGCCTTGTCGCCCATTCTAAGATGCCCGAGGCTAGGGTGTCCTTCCCGGCCCTTGCATATCCGCAGATCAGCACAAGGGTCGGGGCGGCCATGGTGGTCATTCGGAGGCGTTGGCTTTGCGGATAGCCTTGGCCTCGCGGGAAGCGATGCGCGTCTGTCTTGCGGACATGCGTATGCGCCGGCGAACTCGGCGGAGGTTGAGGTCAGGCGCCTTGAGCAGCGCTTCGACCAGGGCCTGACGCATCTTGAGGCGGTTGCTCATTAATAGGGGACGTCTTCGGGGTTTGGCAGGTCGTTCGCGACGGTCGGCTTCTGCGAGCCCTTCGGATAGGTCAGCTTGTACTTATACTGCGGGCGACCGTTGTACTCGCCATTGGCTTCGACCTCCACGCCGACGAGGATGGTCTGGCCGCAGGCGGGTTCGAGATACTGGAGGTACTCGGCAGCCGTAGCGTCGAGCCTGATCTCGTTCGTGAACTTGCCAGAGAACTTGCCGACGAGCATGGCGAGCGCCTTGCCGTACTTGCTCGAGAAGTTCTTGCTCAGGCAAAAGCCCTTGTCGTCGACGAAGAACAGGCGGGCGGAGCAGGTGCCGTCCTCCCAGACCTTGACCTTGTCGGTGCCCTTCGGGCGGATGAGTTTCAGGCGGTAGGTTCCGTTGGTCGAGATGTTCGTCAGCGGGGGGCGTTCGTTTGTGGGTTCCATATTAGGCGAAGGTGATAGGGGTTGCGGTGGTCGTGGACTTGACGTCGATGACCTGCACGTCGTCCGGGTAGGCGGGCCAGACGCCAGAGGCGCTGCACTCGCGGTACAGGTTCACGGCCTTCTCAAAATCGGCGACCGCCCAGGACATGAGCTCAGGACCAATTTCACAAACCGCGGTCGCGAACGGGGGCTCCTTCTCGACGAAGAGGAATCGGAAGCCGAGAGGGCGCTTGCCCGTGGCGAGCTCGTAGACGAGACGATACCAGTATGCCTGCAACGCGTATTTATAGGATCTGATACTCTTGAGCATGCCGGCGGGCGTTGCTTCGCCGAGGCCTGTCGTCTTGATGTCCCAGAGGTAGTCACCGGCTACTCCGTCGATGGCGGCCTTGAGCGGGATGCCGTTATAGTCGACGTGGTACATGACCTCGGTCTCGTCAAACTTGACGCCGTGGTTCTTCAGCGCAAGGCGGGCGAACGAAGCGACGAGGTGCCCGGTGGCGGACTCTTCCGCGTCGAGGATGGTCTTGCCGGCGTTGGCCGTAGCGAAGGCGGCCCACTGTTCCTTGCCGTCCTTAGTGCGGCGATCCACGTCAGGGGCGGTCGCGTAAAGGTCGTCCAGGGTGTGCGGCTCGAGCACGGCCGAGTGAACGAAGGTGCCGAAGCGCAAGGCCTTGGTCTCTTCGTGGGGCGTGTTGATGTAGGCCTGATAGTGCGAGGCACTGACCAGGAGATGTTTCGCGGCGCTCTGGTTAAGCGCAGGGAAGGCGCGATATTCTTTTCTGTCGTGGATTTGTGGCATGGTGGTGTGGATTAGTTAATATTAAAGGAAGCCTTGATAGTTTCGTAACGAGACTTGGCGGCAGACTTGTCATCAAGCTTGTGAAGCTCATTAGCCATGTCGTCGGCTAGCATCAAGATAACCTCAAACTCGGCGAGAGTGTTCTTGATGAAGGACTCCTGTTCCTTGAGGTCTTCCTTTGCGTCCTTAAGGCGCTGGGTGATAAACTTGGAGTAATACTTTTCCTCCTTTAGTTTGATGGCGGTTTCTTTGGTAATCATTTTGTGGTGTGGGTTTTGTTATCGGGTTGGTGGAAATTAGAGGGCGTCGTCGTCGCTCGGGTTGGCTTCTTCGACGTGCGCTGATAGAAGGTTGCACAGGTCGATGGCGTTGTCGGCGGCGAGGGCCACGCGGTCGAGCTGATTGCGGAGGACGCGCTCATGAGCGACCACGGCCTTCAGGCGGTCGTAGATCGGTTTGATGTGATAGGCCTCTTCGATGTCGTCGGCGCTCAGGCGCTCAAGTTCGGCTGCGGCCTCATTGATGGCAAGTTGCAGATGATACAGGTCGTCACCGGCAAGGCGGTGAGAATCATCGGGCGTCGGACGTAAGGCGGCGACTTCGCCACCGAGCTGAGTGAGGATGTTCCTCAGGTATTCGCGATTGGTCATCGGTTGAAGGTAAGTTCTTTTAATTCTCCAGTGGGAGCGAGCGTAAAGAAGCGGACTTGTGATCGTGCCAGGGACGGGTGCGTCTTGCGCTTCCAGAGTCCGAGGTCGGAGAGGAAGTCTGCGTGCTTGCGGGCGGTCATCTCGACATACGGGTAACCGTCAAGTAACAGGAGCAAGGCGTACTGGCCTTTGACGGTGCGGGCGATTCGTTCGATGCCGGCGGGGATGTCAGGCATGGTTGCGGGCTTCCTGCCATTCCTCGATAGCCTCAATCAGGGCGTCGGCGTCGATGCGCTGGGCGTGGCGGACGCAGTACCAGAGTTCGTCGCCGGCCTCGCGCATGCCTTCGAGTCGTTCCTCGAGCTGCTTGATGCGGGCATCCTTAGCCGCAAGGAGGTTCTGGCCGTGCATGGCGCCCATCGCGGCCGAGATGGGGTCAAAGGGGTCGAAGGGCTTAGGGTCGCTCATTTGGTCAGGGAGCGTGGGGTGGGGGAGGCTCCGCCTAGGATAGACTGGGAAGTGGCCGCAGAACGGAAGCCAGAGGCCTGCACTAGGTCATTGCCGTCCGTGTCATTGTCCACGCTTACGCCGCAGGCCGTGCAGATAGACATGCGCCGGATGTAGGTGATGGCCCCGCCAATCTTCTGGGCGTCTAGGCCTTCGGACTTTAGCATGAGCCGACCGAAGTCGAAGCGCTCGCCGGAGGTGTGCAGGAAGGCGGTCGACACGCCGACTTTGCCCTCTTCGCTGACGAGCGTCTGGATCAGTGCCAGGTTATGCTCGAAGAGAATTGGTTTCACCGAATCGAGCAGCAGGTCGAGGGTGATATACTTCGCCTTATAGGCAGGGTTGACCTTGTTTGGTTTGACGTTGTCGAGCTGAGCCAGGGCGGCAATCAGGTCGGCGGTGGGGGTTTGGGTCTTGGGCGTGGTGCTCATGGGAAGATTACTTGTTGCCGACGGTGGCCGGGTCAGCGCCGTCGATGATGGCCTTGATGGCGTCGAGCGTGAATTGGCGGGTGCGGCCGTCGATGCGGAGGTTGTAGTTGTCGCCGGAGGGGCGGACGGTGGGCGTCAGCAGGCGGGCGACCTTGTTATCAGGGAGCAGGATGTACTGCGTCTTCGGGATGACGCGGATCTCTGCGGTGGAAGTGGGGAGGTTCTTTTTCATAGGTTGGGAAGGTTACAAAAGGGAGGGTTTGGTCGAGTTATGTAAACTCAGTTAATTGCACGGCGGGTTGCCGCGTCGAAGATTAGCAGGGCATCGGCAGACCAGAGGGTGACCGTCTGCGTTGGGAAGAGTTCTTGAGCCCGGGCACGGAGGTGGGACTTCCAGCCTTTGCCGTGGTCCTTCTTCTTGCCCAGGGAGTGAGCGGCTTGCCACGATTGGGGCTTCACGCGGTGAATGATAAAACCCATAGCGACGGCGGCGCCGTAGATCATGCCGTAATTCTGGGCGAGTCGGGCGATGGCGGCAGCTGGGATGAGCGGGCCGTAGCCGGCGGTGCTAGGCTCTTCGAGGAAGAGTTCAACGTCCTTGGCCTTCGAGCTCAGGTCGGCGATCAGTTGGCAGACCTCGACATCGGTGCCGGGCATCTTCTCGCAGGTGACCGGCTCACCGTCGACAGACCAGCAGATGCCGCCGCTCTGGCCGGGGTCGATGCAGACAATCAGATGCGCCATGTCGAAACTTTCAACGGGTCAAAACCTTTTGCGAGCGGAATAAATTCCCGACTCGGGTGGCGTAATCGTTCGGGGCGAAGCCGTAGGACTTGGCGCCTTCGTACCCACGATTCCAAGCCACGGCCAGTTGCTCAGGGGTGGGCGTCGAGTAGCCGTCAGCCTTGAAGCGCTTACGCAGGATGCGGAGATGAGCCGCCGCGATCATGTCCTGGGCGGTGACGTTGCGCCACTGCGACCACTGGTAGTGGAAGTGCTTCTCGGCCTCAAGCAGGGCACAGGCATCGGACCACGCGGCCTTGCCTACCTGATACATTCCCCGCTCACCGGCCTTACCGATGGCCTTGCGGTTCTGGCCTGACTCGACCTGAGCGATGGCCTCAAGGAAGGTGGCGTCGGAGGCCGCAGCTGAGTTGAAGCCGAGGAGGAACAGGGCGACGATGGAGAAGGGTCTCATGGGTTTATGCACCGGGCTTGCCTCGCAGCTTCTCAAGGTCTTCTAAGCAGCGGAGCCAGCGGGCGTTGTCGCACTCTGACTCGATGCGCCAATAATTGACCAGATGTTCCAGCCGCTCGACCTCGGCCTTGAGTTCGAGGTAATGGCCGTAGGCGATAAGCAAACCTTCAGGGTCAGTCCTGACGACGCCATTGCCGACTGCCGTGTATCGTGTGGGTTCGCTCATATGCGGCGGGGGACTTGGGAGCCCTCGAAGTTACAGCCATCTAGCTCGAAGGAGTAGGCGATGCCGATCCATCCGCCGGCGGCGATGTAGACCTGGAGCGAAATCATCGTCGCGCCTTCCTCGCTCAGTGCTTCGTGGTAGTGATTCAGAATCTTCTTCACATTAGTCGAAGCGATTGCGGCCTTGGCTGACACTATGTCCCCGGTCATGATTCTCTCATTCACGAAAAACAGCTCTTCGATGAGGTGACGCATGGCGTCAAGATGGCGGAAGTCAGTCATGGGGGTAAGCGTCGGGGGTGATGGCCGTGCCCTTGATGATGGCGTCGTCCTGATCGCGGACGCGGGCCTGTAGCAGTTTGATGTCGTCAGCCTGTCGCTTGATGGTGCGACTCTGGAGGTCGAGCATATCCTCGAGGCGGTCAGCGTAAGCCTTCACGGCGTTGGCGCTCATGTGCAGGGTGCGGGCGTAGGCCCAAGGGACGAGCCACCAGAAGGCGGGCATCTTGTTCGGTCGGATGATTGTGATCATGTCGGTAGAGTGGGCGAGTGGGTCAGGCATTACTTGATGCGCTTGTAAGGACCGCGGCGGTCGATGTTCTTCCACTCGAGGCCGGTGTTGGCGGCCCAGTTGCGAACGGAGTTGAGCGAGACGCCCAGCGCGGCGGCGGCGTCGCCCTGAGTCTTGCCGGCTTCGTTCAGAGCGTTGAGCTGCGGGAACGTCTGTTCCAGTTTGCTGGCCGCCCAGGACTGCATGGGTCGCTTGAGCCTGATCGGGCGTCCGGCGATGGTAATCGTGGTGATGTCTGCTTCTTTAGGCATGGTAGTATGTGTTTGGGTGTGGGTGGAGATTAGAAGTTGTTCAGGATTTCCAAGATGCCCGGGAACTCCGGGTCGAGGAAGGTGGCGAGGGCGAACGCGGCGAGCGTAGCCCAGAAGAGGATGGCGAGGAGTTTGGTCATTGGTTTGGTGTGGGTGGAGATTAGCGGGCGAAGCGGGCGACGATAGCCGCGTGGGCAGGGGAAGAGCCGTCAACGGCGAGGCCGGCCTTGAGGAAGGCGTTGTGAACCTTGCGGCGAGCAGCGACCGAGGCATCGCGCAGGGTGTGCTTGTATTCCATGCTCCAGAAAAATCCGACGCCGATATAGGCGGGCGTTCCGACGAGCTTCATGTCGGCGAAGAAGATCGCGGAGAGGGCTTCGTGGGTCAGGGCGTTGAGGTTGAGGTTGTCGGTGGTCATGTTCTTGGTGGTGCCCGGACATCCTCGGTCACGGATTGCATTGCGTCAAACATTTAAACCTAAACCTTTGACTGGGGGTATTTAGGGGGTCAAAGTCGCCCCAAGGTCAGCCACTGGGCACCCTAATAGACCCCTCTCCGTGCCCTTCCTAGGCCTTTTGACGGCGGGAGCGTAAGAAGACCGCCACCCCCACCCCTAGGCACCCTACGGCCAAGGCCCACCCAAGGTCGCGGACAGCCTTCAGCGCTAGGGTCGCAGC